ATCTGCTTTTTCCATACGTCCTATTGGAACAAATCCACCTTCAGCTCTTAAATCCATTTCTTGTCCATCCATATCTAATAGTGGCATAGTTTTTTTAGCAACTGGTTCTTTCATAGAACCACCTTCAGCTCTAAATCTTCTTGCTAGATATTTATCAGGGTTAGCTCTTATCTCTGCTATATCTATTCCTGTTTCATCTGAAATTTGTTGTGCCTCTTCTTCTTGTTCTGCTGTTAATAATCCTGATACTGCAGATACCGCTGCTATACCACCTAAAGCTGTTGGCATTAAAGATCCACCACCTGCTGTTAGACCTAGTTTGCCAAGTAAACCTTTTGTTGCTGTGCTTTTACCACCCATACCCATAAAAAAATCTCTTCCAGATCCAGTTAAAGCAGGCGTTCCAAATAAATTTGCTTTACTAAAAATTCCAGCTCCTTTTAACCCTCCAAACATTCCTGTGCCTGATAAATAACTACCACCTGCATACAATAATGCAGCTTTACCTACTGGTGATTTTGCAATCTTTTTAACTGTTCTTGTAACTTTCTTAACAAGTTTACCTAAACCATACATCTGTCTTGCTGATTCAAAATCAATTTCACCACCTACAACATCAGTATTCATAATACCACCTTCAGCTCTAAATCTTCTAAACAAACCTTCTCCTTCTGAATCTTCTTGTTCTGGTTCTTGGTCCATGTTGCTTGGTGCTTGAGCAAACGTTGTGTCTACAGGTATTATTTGATTTATACCGCCACCTCCATCACCTCTACGTTCTATTGGATTAAAGTAAGCATCTATCTCGCCTGCGTTTCTTGCTGTTGTGTAATCACCTAATAATTTATTTTGTTGTTCTAAAGTTAAATTAGCAAATTGTTCTTTAGTCATTGGTGAATTTGTTGCTGATAATGCTTTCTCTATAAGAAAATCTCTAGTATTTACTGGACCAAACTGTGATGCAAACATTGCACCTGGTAAAAACTTTGATGCAAAGTTTTGAAATTTTCTTTGGTTACTTCCTAATCTTCTAAATGGTTCTAGTTTTTCTTCTAATTTTTCTTTTTGTTGTCTTTCAACTTCAGCTTTTAATTCTCCACGTCTAACAGCATCTCTAAAAGAACCTCTGTCAAAATCACCACCAACATTACCAGTTCCAGCCTTGCTTGTATCTCTACCTGCATTTCTTTTTCCTGCTCTGTCAGAAGCAGCTGCAGCTTCACCACGATATCCAGGTCTTTTCTTACCTTTCATTGGTGGGTTTACAAGTTGTTTGAATTGTTGTGCGTTTGTTATGGCCATCGTTCTATCTTATTTTGTTTTACTTAAAAAATCAAGGCTTGGCATTACTACAGTAACATCTCTTCTGATATCATCAGGAGATATACCCTTTGCTTTCCATTCAGAATCATCCTTGTATTTTTCGCCTGTTTTTTTATTAGTTATCTTTTCTATTATTTTTTCTGGTTTTAGTTCTTGCATTATGTTGTTACCTCTCTTGGCTGTATTTCTAATATAGAAGCTATGACGTGCAGCTCGTTTGCGTCAGAAGCTTGTACCTTTAATATCTCACTCTCCTCCATTACAAGAGGGTTAGTTAAAAGTTCTGTTGTAGTGATTGTTGCTATAGTCTTTGTTTTAAATAGACTAAATATATTACCACTGGCATCTACTAGAGTAACATCTATATTACAACCGGATCCCGCATCATTAGAAACTAATATAGATTTTACCACGGATGTTTTTGCAGTTGGCACGGTGTATAGGGTAGTTAAATCTGTTGTAGTTAAATCTACTTTTTTATTTATAAAACTATTAGCCATTAATTTAAAAAGAAGTTTTGAGCTTCTACCTCGTCTTTTAATTCTTGTTGATATGTAGTATTTAATTTTACTATTACACCGTCAATATCTCTTACTAATGATTCAGCAGTATTAACATCATATTCTTCTGATGGTCTAGTTATTACTTGCACTATTTTTGCCATTATCTTCTACCGTCTGGTTGTATATCTAATCTAAAAGTCCCTAACTTCCAACTTTGACTAGCTGCTGTGTTTTCTACTTTTAATGCTATAGATCTTGCTCTTGCACGTGTGTCTATTTTTAATGTAGATGAAGTTATGTCAAAAGGACCTAATGCTGAACTTGAAGCTGTTTCATTAGGAAAATTTCTTAATTGTAATGTTATTCTTGTCGTTCCAGTTTGAGATATAAAGTCAGGTATGAATCTTCTAATCTTCATTAAAAATTCACCATCACCTCTAAATGTTGCAACACCTGTTTGTTGACCTGATGCTGCTCTTTGTTGTGTAATATCAAAATCTCCAGATGCTATGTTTGCAGCAATTGCAGTTATAGTTCCATTTCTATTTTGATCTGTGCCTGTTTCATGTTCATAGTATGCTGTTCTGCCCTCTGTATTTCCAACCACATCAAAAGAAGTATCAGTTGATGCATCATATTCTAAAGCATGAGGTAAACCAAATACAGCGGAATCTCTCCACATAGTTCTTGCTAATGTACCTACTGTCCACACAGGTCTTTGCGGTGATGAATCAAAATAATTATATGAAACCATTTTGTCAACAACATCTGATGTTCCAGAAGGATAAAACCACATTACTTCACCAAATAAATTATTTAATCCTGCAGAGACTATTTGATTACCTGATGTTAAATTTATATCGTCATATACAAAGTCTTCAACTAAACAAGGCAATGATTCTAATCTACCACCATATCTAAAAAATCCATTTTTTGACATCCAGTATGCGGTGCCATCAACTTCAACACATGCGTTCTGTCCTACTAATCCACAGTTAGTTCCAACTTGTGAAAAAGCAAAAGTAAATGGTTGACCAACAAAACGTTGTGTAAATAAAGCATTGTCTGTCCAAAGATAAATTGCATCTTTACCTCTTATGGCTCCCATGATTCGTGATCCGTCGGCCAGTCTTTGTGTACCAGCTGTATTGGTTGCTGTAGGTGTATATGTATTTATATCTTCTTGGTCCGAGAATCTAATAAACATATCATCTTGTGTTGTTGTATCACCGATAGTTGTTTCTGTTCCATAAAATACTAAGTGTCTATCGGGTGTAGATACAACCATGTGTCTTGATGCAGTTGGTGCACCAGATATAATAGTCGCTCTTGTAGTAACAGCATTTGATGCAGAAGAATTCCATTCAAAAACAGGACCATCGTGAATTAAACAAATTGCTTTATCACCAAAATTATCTAGTGACCACATGCCTGGATCTAATGCAAGACCTTCAGATGTTTGTTGGTTCCATGCAGTAAAATCACTTGTGTTGGTTACAGTTGCTCCATCACTATGTGCTGCTCTAGTTGTTCCTCTAACGGCTCTTGTAATTCCTGTTAATGTCGTACCACCTGTAATTCCTGTGTATGAAATTTCTTCTGTGCCTACTTTTATAAAATTTGTTCCTGTATCAGGAAATTGTGTAGCATCTGCTAAAACAATTGATGTCCCTGAACCTCCAGTTCCAAATGCGTTATCTCCTAATGCTCCATTAAGAGTTGTAGTAACAGCAGAAGATGCTTCTCCACCCCAAGATCCAAGACTCCAGCCATAACCTTTTTCTTGAACAGGTGTGCCTACTGGATAATAATGTTGAACTCTTATTCCACCTGATGTTGTTGCACCAGACCCTGATTCATTAGAAGGCATTGTAATTGTTAAAGTTGTTCCTGTTGGAACAGAGGTTACCATAAATTTTTTATCATCAAAATTAGAAGCGCCAAAATTAGATCCTGTTATAGTTGTAAAGTTATCTAATAATATTATGTCATTTATATTAATATTGTGTGCTGTTGAAAAAGTTATTGTAACAGTTGGGGATCCATTAGTTGTACTAAACGCACTTGTAAGTGTTGTTGTAGTTTTAATAGGATGTATGTCATAAAATACACCACCTTGAAAGGCGTATAAGATTCTATTTGTTCCTATGATTGCATACCTTTGCGATGAACTATTAAGAAAATGATGTAATCCTCTCCCTGCTCCAGTTAATTCATTCTCATTAACATTACCTAATTGATTCCAACCTCCTATTTTTTCCGGTGAACCATATCTAAATCTAACATTATCACAATCTATCCACTGACCTTCTGCTCCTGTGGGTGTAAGTTGTTTATTAATACCGGGCTGAAAACCTATTTTTTGTAGCATAATTGTTGGTTATATAAGTTTTTTTAATTTTAATCAAACGTATAAATGGCTATTATACGAGCACCTTTTTTAGGATAGCGCATGTAATGATTACATTTATCAAACACAACTCCTTTATATTTTTTAGGAGTAATCTCATAAACTATTTTATTTTTTTTATTTAGTAAAATGGTTGTAGCATTTTTATCAGGATTAGTTAAATAGATAATTAATTGTTTATGATCAAAATCATGATCGCAGTGCACCGGGCATCTTTCTACACCAATATTAAATGTTAAATTAATTCCTATTCTAAAAACTTTATTAACTTTTATTTTATTTTTATCGCAAAAAGCAAAAAGAAATTCTAAAAAAATATCTGCAAATTTAGAATTAAATTTAGTTTCCGTTGAATATTTTGAATTAAAAACAGAATTAGTTTCTGTTATATCTTCTGGTCTTCTTAATATTGTATGACATAGATATGGATAATTAATATTTTTTCCAAAAGCAGGACCCATAAAAAAAGGAAGTTCTGCTTTTTCTATTAATTCTTTTATAATTTTTTTATGTTTGATTGATAAAAAATTATTACTTTCTAAAACTAAAAAATTATCTCTACTCATTAAATTTATTTAATTTATCATAAAACAAAACTCTTTCTTTAGCTAGTTTTTGAGTGATAGTTTTATTAATTTCAGATATCGTATTAAGAGTAATTTTTAAAGACTCAACATGAGTTTTTAAAAATTTATTCATTTCTAATTCTGATCTTAACAGAAGTTGTTTTTCTTCAAGAATTTGTTCTAATTCTTTTATTCTTTCTTTTAACTTATCATGTTCATATTGTGTTATCATTTTATCTCCTTAATCATTTATTTTTTTTCTAATTAAAACATCTATGCCTAACATGTGTCTGCCATCATATTTTTTGTTTTGTGCATCAGGATCTTTGACATCAACATAGTGTAAAAATAGTTGAGAACATCTACCTTTTTTTAATGGTTCTCTCCAGTGTTCCAAATCAAACCCTTTGTAGACTAACATGTCTCCTTGTTTTAAGATAATCTTAGTGCCTTTTTTAGTTCCAGGTATATAATTTTCAATTATCTCATCTTTATTTCTTATATTTTCTGATCCTTGATTTGGATCTGTTTGAATAAAAATTGGCCATTCTTCTCCACCTAAATTTATGGTAGTAGAAATTTTACAAGAAGATCTATCCTTATGTTTTTTTAATTCATTTCCTTGGTTATAAGTTCTCATATATGAATATGTTTCATAAAGTTTAGTTTTTGTAATCTTCTCAACTTTTGGTTTTAATTGTTTTAAAATTATATCTCCAGCTATAGATCCATAAAGAGAGTATGCCCCTGGTGCTTGAGGATCATTAAATCCTCCATATTCTTTATTAAATCTAGATATGAATTGTGTCGTAAGATACAGTTGAGCTACTTTTTCTTTTTCTAAAAAATAAATTTCTAAAAATTTACAAACATCTTCTTTTAAAGCATTACGTACTATTTTATATGTTTTCATTTTATCTCCTTTAATATTCTTGGAAGTGCTTGACAATTAAAATGAATAAACCTGAAAGGTTTTTTATTCAAGTCTACAGTATACTCGTGAGGCAAATAAGATGGAAAAAACATTATTGTTCCTGGTTTTGGTTTAAACTCTACTTGAGATGTTGAATAAGTTACTTTAGTTTTATCCAACTCAGGTAATAAATTCATGACTGCTCCTGGTCTTGGATCATGAAAAACAGGTTTAGAAGTTGTGTCAGAACTTTTTAAAAAATAAAAACCTGAAATATGTCCATTCCAATGTGTGTGAACATTGTGATGACCTCCTCCTTTTAAATTAAATTCTTGCACCCAAAGTTCTGTGCAACAAACTTCAAAGGTTTTTAAATTATAGCCCATTTCTATTAATAAATTTTGTGCAGTAGCAATTATATAATTTTGTAATTCTTTAAATTCAGGAATATTAATTAAACTTTTAGAATGGAAAACAGTTTTTTTACTATCTATTTTTTTAGACTCATTAATATATTTATCAGAGACTTTATTTAATTTGTTTAAATAAAGTTTATCTTCATGATGAGATATCCAAATAGGATTAACAAAATATTTTTCTATATTTAATACTTTAGGAAACTTAACACTCATCTTAAAGGGGGACCTTTATGCCAAACAACTAAACTATATCTTACACCTTTTGTTACTGGAAGAACTCTATGAATTAAAAAAGATGGAAACGTTATAATAGTTCCTTGATGCTTTATATTATTTGTTTTTAATATTTTATTTTTCATTTTAGGGGGGCCGTATTCATAAAACTCTAAGTCTCCACCTTTAAAATTTTTAGGATCACTTAACATAATTATGGTTGATAATTTTCTAACTTGTTTTGTTTCCTCATCAGAACTCGCATTATCAGAATGCCAAGTGTAATGTTGTTTTTGAGTTCCTTCGTATTTTGTAAATTGAAAATTTTCAATAACATTATAATTAAAGTTCCACCCACCTAACCTGTTAGAAGATTCTATATATGGTTTTATTTCTTTATATATCCAAAAAGGTTGTAGCCAACTATTGTGAGAGTTTCTAATTTTAAGACTATTAATAGATCTATAATGTTTTTTATTTTTTTTTAATGCTTCTTTAAATGTAGATGAAAACATTAATTGTTTAGATTCACCTTCGTCAATTATTTCTTCACATATTTTTTTAGGTAATGCTTTAGAATAAGCATAGTATGTGTGTTTAATAAAATTCATTGTATCTATATCTTTTATAGATACATAATATGACAAGAAATTTAAAATGTCAATTTTAAGTTATTTGATCCCAGCTTTGAGTATCTTCGTTCCAATTATATACAGCTGGATTTTCAGGGTCAAAAGGTTTTGGTGTAGGTGGTTCCCATATACATGTTGTGTTGTTTAATGTCCAACTTGGATAGGGTTGCGGTGCAACAAATGCATCTAAATCCTCTCTATAAAACCAACCTTTTCCAGGATACCATTTTCTAAAAGAACCATCTTTAGAACATTGTTTCCATTCTCCACCATAAGTATTAGCACAATGTTGTTCACCTTGTACTGACATATCTTCTCCAGCTACATCATCACCGATAACTCTAACTTGTAATATTTCTTTTGTTGAGGGTTTTAATTTACAAAAAAATTTCATAATTCTATGCCAGTGTTAATGTTCCATCTACAGTAAAAGTACAAACTTTATCGCCACCATCAGTAGCTATTGAATTTGTTCCAGGTGATACAGCTAAAGATGCTGGTGCATCTGCTGATGCAATTCTTATTATAACAACACCACTTCCTCCGTTGCCTCCTTCTCGACCTCCACTAGGTCCGTATCCAGATGAACCGCCGCCACCGCCAAGTCCGTCTGTGCCGTTTCCTGCTGCTGGTGCGTTTGGTCCTTTAGTGCCGGCTCCGCCGCCACCAGATCCTCCTGATCCCCCAGAAGATCCTGAATTCCAGGCAGCACCTCCGCCGCCTCCAGCTCTTGTTACTGAAGAACCTGTTATTGAATTTGCTGCTCCGGCACCTCCCGCTCCACCATTACTAGCAGATCCTGGGCCTGCATTTCCGCCGACAGCTCCAATTCCTCCGCCGCCTGCGCCGCCATAATTTCCACCGCCGGACTGACCTCCATTATTTCCTTCTGGAGGACTGTATCCACCAATGTTTCCACATCCACCAGGGCTTCCTTGGTGAGGTGTTCCTCCACCCGAGCCGCCATCATTTAAATTTCCAGACCCAAACGGACCATTAACTCCACCACCTCCTGCGCTTGAAGAAAAATTACCCGCAGCTAAACCTATTGTTGTATCTTCACCTTTAGCTAATCCAGTAGCACATGCTCCAGAACCAGCTGGTCCTCCAGCTCCAACAGTAATAGCAATTTCTGCTTGATCTAATGTAATTTTTGTTCCACCTGGAAAAGAGCTTCTATGACCTCCAGCTCCTCCTCCGCCTCCTGGAGATGGACCTCCTGGTCCCCCGCCAGCTACAATTAAAAAATCAGCATCAAACTCTGTAAATCCAGCTCCACCAGAACCAAATCCTAAAATTTGATAACCAAAAGATTTACCTTTTCTTGATTGTGTATTTTTTGTGTTCTTACCTGCGATAAGTTTATTTTCATAGTCCTTCATATTCTTTATCCTTATGCGTCGTTGGCAGCACTAGTAGTAAAGAATAGTTTAATTCCAAGTAATCTTGCATCAGCATTTAAATCATCCGCTGAAACATCTCTTGATATTTGAAAGAAAACATATTCATCTGCACCAGGTGATCCTGCTATTGTAACTGCTCCACTTTCAGCAGCAACATCTAAATCATTTGATGTTCCACTGTGTGCTTTTGCTGTTGCAACAACTTGTGTTCCAAAAGCTGTATTTAAATCTCCACTATCAGCTAACGCTACTCCAGATAATCCCCATGCAGTAGTTCCTGTATCTGTTGATGTTGCTGTAAAAAAAGCTTGAAAAGTTACTGTCCCTGCATTCCATGATTTAGGAAATGCAACAGCAAACTGTGCAAACTCATCAGAAGATTTATCAAAATCTAAAACTTTAATTTCTGGACCATTAGATAATTCTACTTGTGCAGCTTCTGCACCACTTGTAGTGTTTGGATACATAGCAACAGCTGGTACCCATATAGTTTCTTTTCCAGCAATTTTAATTGCACCAGTAGCATCAGCAGCATCCACTGCTTTAGCTTCTCCAGTTCCATTAGGAGCAATAGTTATATCTCCATTAGCAGCATCTGTTATAGTAATTGTACCTGAGTTAGTTCCAGAGTTAGTGCTCATTACTAAGTCTGCAGCCCCACCTGTTGTTACTGTAAGAGTTCCAGCTCCGTTTGAAGTTAATGTAGCTGCTGCTCCAGAATCTCCAACTTTTACTGTATCACCTGCAAGAACCACATCTCCAGTTCCTTTTGGAGTTATATTAATATCAATATTTGTATCACCACCTGTAGATGAAAGAGTTGGTCCTGCACTTGTTGCAGCGTTTGCAATTGTAAATTCATTTACTGCAGAACTTGTAGCTGTAAGTAAAGCTAATTCATTTCCATTTGTATCTAAAATAGAAGTACCAATTTTTGGTGATGTTAAAGTTTTGTTTGTTAAAGTTTGTGTGCCAGTTAATGTTACATCTCCAGCAGGTAAAGTATCAATGTCTGGGTTAGTTCCATCATTTGCAGTAGCAAATACAAGAGCATCACCTTTATCTCCTGCAGCAAAAGTAAATGAATCACCACTTCCTGAAGCATATTTAAATTGAACTGTGTAAGAACCTGATGTTGAATTTCTTAAAAAATAAAAAGTTTGTACGTCTATTGGAATTGTTACAACTTGGTTTCCAGTGATTGTACCAGTGAACTCAATCATTCTGTGAGATAAAACTGCACCTGTAGATCCATCAGAAACTGAAAGTGCTGTAGTATCTGCACCACCAGCTATTGATTGTGTAGTATATCCACCAGATATTTGTTCTATAATCTGTAAATTAGTATTAGTTTTTGTCCCCCATGTACCGGCATTTTCACCAGTTGCTTGAAGTTCTACCCCTAAAGGTGTGTATGTTGATGCCATATTTTTATCTCCTATGCAGCGTCACTATAACTTGTATTTGATCCAGTTGCAACATTTGTATACGATGTATTTGAACCAGTGTCAACGTTCGAATATGCTTGAATTCCAAAACCTGTTGATGTTCCAAAAGTAGCCACAGAGGCAGTTGCTTCTACTCCTGATATACCTAAAACTAAATCAGCAACAGTAACTGATCCAACTGCTGAAGTTATTGATTGACCTGTTAAACCTTGAACAATAGCTGAAGGATCTAGATTTCCTACACCAGAGGTAATTTCAACTCCGGATAAGTTTACAACTGGACTTGAGCCTATAGAAATACTACCAATATTGGATGTTGAAGAAACACCTGTTAGTCCTATCACATCTGCTGGTGATAAAGAACCAACAGCTGAAGTAGAAGATACTCCTGAAACTCCCATTACATCTGCTGGTGTTAACGAACCAACAGCTGGGGTTGAAGCAACTCCACTAACTGATGCGGTTGCATCAATTGTAAATGAAACAGAACCAACAGCAGAAGTTGAAGATACTCCTGAAACTCCCATTACATCAGCAGGATTTAAAACGAATTGTCCCCAACCTTGTTCTTCACCCCAAGTATCATCACCCCACTCAGAACCTACACTAAGATTTGAAACAATAGCATCTGGTGCTGTTAACGAAACTATTTCATCTCCTACGTCTCCCCAAGTTGAAACAGAATCATTCCATGCATCAGCTCCCCAACCAACAGTAAGAGAACTAATTCCCCAAGAATTTGTATCCCAACCTAAAGCTCCCCATGTATCTTCGCTAGGAGTGTTAGCTGTTCCACCCATTCCTGAGTGAATTGAACAATAATAATATAAAGTTGGTGCTGAAGCAGCGACAGTTATTTGAACTTGTGTTGAACTATTTACAGTTACGCCGGTTGTATATTCACTTCCAGAATTGTGTGTTCCGTCGCTTGTTGTAGAAAATCTAAATGGGTGAGCCGAAGGATAATTAAATACGTAAGTTCCAGTTTCGGCTAAGTATAATGTATCCTGTTGAACACCATCAATAACATATTTATTTCCAGAGTCGGTGGCAGCCACCGTTACTGTGTAGGTTCTAGTAACGGACATACGTCGTTACTCCCCTACGCTAATCGTATGATTGCGTTAGTTGCGTCTGCTGTCGGAAATTGAATTGTAAACGTACCACTAGTTACAGTTTTATCGGCACCAAAAGCAATTACTGCACATGCTGGATCACCTGTTGCAGTGTCATTATAAATTAATGCACCATTTGCTGTAAATGTTGCATCTGTGTAACTAACATCAGAAAAATCACAAATCGCTGTTGTGCTTGATGCTACAGGAGTTACACTTGTAAGAGTCGCTCCAGCAGCTGTATATGCTGTTCCAGATGAGTTAGTAATTTCATTTGATGTTGAATATGCTGTTGTAGAAGCCCCTAAAGTTGCAGAGCTAGTATATAAAGCTATTTTAAAAGTATTTCCAGTTGTAGCTGTAAAATTATGAACTCCTTTTAAAAGTTCTACTTTAAAACTTGTGCATACTGCTGATGTTATTGCCATAATTAATCTCCTACGGGTTTGCTGAGGTTACTGGAATACGAACAGCGCCATCAGTATAGTCATCTCTTCGTCTTCTACCAACTTGCTCGTTAGCAAACTTCTGTACCTCTTGTTTATATTTATTTTCATATAATGTCAACATGTCTATCGGGCCTTTTAAAAATCCATAAGTTTCTGATAAACAACAATATAAAAGGCCATTTGGAAAATTAAGACTAATATAGTTAGTTGTATTATCTGAAGCTAGAGTAGCTGGCATTTTGTTATAGTGAACTCTAAACTTGTATGTTGTATCAGGCACTGGTGCAAACATCATTCTTCCAGAGTTAGTGTCACCATCTCCGGTAGCTCCTCCAAACATAGCATAATATTTAGGTTGTCCTCTTTTAGAGGATTCTGTTGAAGATACATATTCTTGTAAATATGAAATATCTTTTTTTTCTAAAAATACATTTGCTCCAGTTAAAGCTGATGTAGAATCATAAACCTGTATTGCTCGTATAAATAAAGCTCCTCCAGGTGCATTAATTGTTGATTGACCAGTTACTAAATTACCATCTTGTTGTTTTCTATCTGCATCAATAGGAACATCTCTCATAATTCTATATTGAGCATTTAAAATAATATTTTCTAATTGATCTGCAGATAAAACATTTGAATCTACCTCTGTGTAGTTTCTAATTTGTGTAACTAATCCACTATAACTTATTCCAGCCATTATTTTCCTTTATGTTTTAAACGTATCTTTTTTTGTTTTGCAGTTTCATTTATTATTGGTAATCCTTTTTGTCCAACTTCATTTTCATCTGGACACTCACATTGTTTAATACCAAATAGTTTACAAATAAATTTTTTAATTTTTTTAATCATGCTTCTATTGTTACAGGTCCTATCGAAGAACCATAACCTCCTCCTTTTACATTTCCAACTGTAGCAGTATCTGTATCAACTGTAAAATGAAAAAAATTTGAACTTGCATAATCAGTTGTTACTGTTGCATCATTTTTATATAAACCTATAGTGATAGCATACCCTGCAGACTTTGTAATATTTGTTCCTGTTATTCCATCAAAGTCTGGAATATTTGCGTAAGCAAAAACTGGACTTGTTGAACTACCTGTACCTGGAGAAGTAGTAGGGGCTCCTCTAAATCTATAAGTTGTGCCATTAGTTAAACCATGTCCAGGTGAAAAAACATTTATAATTCTAGAACCTGCTTCATAAGTTTCAAAACCGTTGTTAGTTATTCTAACAGTTGTTGACGGTTCTGTTCTATCCGTTCTAACATTTCTTAATGCAATACCATCAGCTGAAATAGGTTTAGGTTCTAATTGTGGTTGTTTTGGTTCAAACTCAGAAACATGTACAAACGCACCATTCCATTCTCTAACCATTTCTCTATACGGAAATTCTACACCAGATCTATCTGATATTGCTTTTGCATGTTTTCCTGTTGCGTACTTTGCCATTATTTTCCTCCAGCTCCCATAGGTTTTCCAACACTACCACCCATAGCATATTCTCCAGGTTGGTATCCTTTTTCTTTTAATCTTTTCTCTAACTTAGAAAAATTTTTTAATTCTAAACCTTCAATATAAAGATCTAAAAGTTCTGCATCTCCTGTGCTTTCAATAAAATCTTTAAAACTTCCATAATCTGCCATTATCTTACTCTTCCACCTTTCATAAAGGCTTTACCGAATCCACGTTGTGCAATGCCCCCACCTCGTAAATATTTTGATCCACCCATTTGTTTATCTCTTAGTGGTTTTTCTTTATCTTTTTTCTTAAATTCCTTATGTATTTTAGGACCTACATCTTTTAATTGTTTTTTTTCTGATCCTGGTTTAACATTTTTACCTCTAAAAGTAGGTGGACTTCCTAATTCATCAACATTGAAAAAAGGACTACCTGTCTCTCCTGAATAGACTTTTTTGGTTACTTTATCTGGTTCCTTACCTGCTTTTTTTAATTTATCTAAAAACTCTTTTGATTTTTTTATTATTGTTATTTTTGCCATTATGTTCCTGGGTAGTATGCTTTTGGTGTTATGTATGTGCTAGAAGCTGAACCATCTTCTGCTAGTGCTCTAGCAAATTCATCTTCATAGGCTAATTTCATAGCTTGAATTAATTGTGGTTGATATTTTTGTGACAGATAATACGCAAGTCCTGATACCATACAAGGCACAAATCTAAATGGTACATCAGTTGCGTTTGTATAATCACCTATATCTTGTATTCTTTTTATAAAATAAAAATGCATATCTTTAGATGCATTAGTTGAATCTGGTGTTGGGTAAACATGTATTCTAACTTTATCAATAAATCTTTCTACCCAATATTGATTAGGTGTTCCTTGTGAAAGTTTATTTGAAAATCCTGCATAAGTAGATCTATCCACTTTTGTCATTGGACTATCTGATTGTGTAGTTTGAGTTCTATTAGATCTTAACTGTGCTTCAAGAACATCGGACATACCATAGATTCCATTAGTAGGTGTAGTTGTAGCACTTGTACCATCACCACTAGCCCTAAAAAAATCATAATCAGATTGACCTTGAATTAAATCAAGATTAGTTTCGTCTATTTCCCAATAGTGAATACCTCTATTACCCCATTCTTGAAATAAAATATTTAGAGATCTTCTGGCAGATTTAAGTTGATAACCTGCTACAGAATTTAATCCAATACGTTCGAAAGCATCTTCTATAATTTCTTCAATAGAAAAAGTTTTATCGAACGTCGTTGTTCCCGAAGTAGTATTAGCCATTTAAACTCCTACTCGTATTCTTTTATCCACTCACAAACAACTGTTCCTGTATCTCCTGCTGCACAAGCTGGTAAAACTATATTTACATCTCCAGTAAAATTTGTTGCTTCAGTATTTTTTAAGCCACCAAAATCAGAATAATCATAAGACATTTCTCCATTTAGTGTTTGAAATACCACATCCGTGTCTGCATCCCATTGCATACGTAAAGCATCTGCAGGGGCAGTTACCGAAACGTTGCAGCTAACTTTATTTAATCTTACAGTTAGGCAACTTTTACCCGCTGGACTTTTTGCTAATGCAGAAACATCAACAATTTTAGTTGTGCTTCCAGAGTTATCAGAAACCACATTATAGTGAGTAATTAGTTTTTTTGATCCATCAAATACAGTTGTATTTAATACTGTGTCTGCCATGTTTTCCTCCTTTTAAAGGACGCCTGCATTACCAGGCGCCCCGAGTTAATTTAATTATTACGACGCAAATGCAAAAACACCAGTTGTCTGAGTAGTCTCAGCTGATAGTTTTGTTGCAATGTGCCATGTAGCGTCTTCATAACAAATGAAAGCAATTTGTCCACCAGTAGTCAACAAGTTTGTTGCTGCGTTTGCTGGTGTGAAAACTAATTGAGTTTCACCTGCTGCTGAAGTATCAAAAGTTACTTCTGATGAACCTCTTGATTCAATTACTGAACCAGTTGCCCAAACATCAGAACCTGCTGCATCAAAAGTTAATGTAGCTGTTCCTCCAGTTGTGTCTTTTGATTGACAATAAATTACAATTGTACCTGCTGTTGCTGCAGGTAAAGTGCATGCTGCTGCAGCTGCACCTGTGTAATTTACTACAGAAATAGTATCAGCTGCTAGTGTTAAACTAGATGCTGTTGCTACATCTGCGATTGATAAACCAGTTAAGTCAGGCATACCTGAACTCATTCTAGTAGTAATAGCTCCTGTAGACGTATTTTTAGTTGCTACT